ATGACGTGCAGCTTATGGCCGAGGCACTAATGCCCAATCCGGCGAACATCGCCACGAAACTGGACCGGCGTGGCGGGTGGAACCGGAACCAACCGACCCGACACGGGGGGCAACAGCAGGGACCGTTTCCCCCTCGGGATCCGATTGCGTTTATTAACAGCCTGACGCACACGAAGGGCGTGTTCGGCGGGAAGCCGTTCAACCTGCGCCCCTGGCAGATCAAGATCCTCAAGCAGATTTTCAAGAAGCGGAAGGACGGGCTGCGGCAGTATCGGACGTGCCTGCTGATGCTCCCGCGCAAGAACGGGAAGTCCGAGCTCGCGGCGGCGATCGCCGTCTACGGGTTGCTGGCCGATGGGGAAGTGGGCGCGGAAGTGTATTCGGCCGGGGCCGATCGGGATCAGGCGGGGCTCGTGTTCGGCGTGGCGGCACAGATGATCCGCAACGATGCGACGCTCAGCCAGGCGTGCTACATCGTCGATTCGCAGAAGCGCATCGTGCACGAGCAAAGCGCGAGCTTTTATCGCGCGATCAGTGCGGAGGCGTATAGCAAGCACGGCTTCAACGCCTCGATGGTGATCTACGACGAGCTGCACGCGGCACCGGATCGCCGGCTGTATGACGTGCTGTCGACCTCGATGGGCGCGCGGGCGCAGCCGTTGCTGCTGGTCATCTCCACGGCCGGCTACGATCGGCACTCGATTCTGTGGGAACTCTACGCGCACGCGAAGAAGGTGCAGGAAAACCCCGCCTTAGATCCCACGTTTCTCCCGTTGCTGTATGAGGCGCCGATTGACGCCGACTGGACGAGTCAACGGGTGTGGAAGAAGGCGAATCCCGCGCTCGGCGACTTTCGCAGCCTCGAGGAAATGCAGATTCTCGCCGCCCGCGCGAAAGAGATTCCCGCGCAAGAGAATAATTTTCGGCGACTCTACCTGAACCAGTGGACGGAGCAAGCGTCGCGCTGGATCTCGATGCATGCGTGGGACGCCTGCAAGGCGCCGATCGATCGGGCCTCGCTCGCGAAGCGGCGCTGTTACGTGGGCATGGACTTGAGTTCCACGAAGGACTTGACGGCGCTCGTCGCCGTGTTCCCGCGTGACGACGGGTTCGACGTGCTGGCGCAGTGTTTCATTCCGCATGAGTCGATCGCCGCACGCAGCCGGCGGGATCATGTGCCCTACGACGATTGGCAGCGGGCGGGGCAGATTACGACGATGCCTGGGGCGACGGTGGACTATGAAGTCGTGCGGGCGACGCTGATCGCGTGGGCGGCCGAATTTGACGTGCAAATGATCGCCTTCGACCCGTGGAACTCGACAGATCTTGTGTCCCGCCTCGAACAGCAGGACGGCTTAACCTGCGTGCCGATGCGCCAAGGGTTCGGCTCGCTGTCGGCGCCGACGAAATCGCTGGAGAAGGCGATTCTGGCGAAGCAGCTGCGGCACAACGGCGATCCCGTCTTGCGCTGGACCGTCAGCAACGTCGCCGTCGAGCAGGACGCCAGCGGGAATCTGAAACCCTCGAAAGTCGCCAGCACGGAACGGATCGATGCGGTCGTCGCCCTCGTCATGGCGGTCGACCTGATGGATCGCCATAACGCGACGCGCGAGCCGAGTTACACGCTGCAGGTGGTCGGATGACGCCGTATTACGAGCACGCCGGGATCACGATCTACCACGGCGATTGCCGGGAGATCCTCCCGATGATTCAGGCTGACGTGCTGGTGTGCGATCCGCCTTACGGCGTGAATTTGGGGAACCATGCGGCGGCGACAGAAACGCGCGGTTGGCTCGCGAAGGGGCGATACGCCAGTTATGAGGACACGCCCGAGAACTTCCACGCGATCGTCGTGCCCGCGCTTGAGGTGGCGCTCGGGTGCGTCAAGCGGGGGCTAATTTTCGCCTCGGGCACCGGCCTGCGGTCGCTGCCGCCCTACGATGCGCTCGGGGGCGTGTTCCTCCCGGCGGGCATGGGTCGCTCGTGCTGGGGTTTTCAGAACCACGCCTTTTGCGCGCTCTATGGCACGGCGCCCGATCTACACACGGGCGCGAAGCCGACCGGGATCCAGTCAACGGAGGCCGCCGATCGCGTCGAGCATCCATGCCCGAAACCCTACGGCTGGATGACGTGGGCCGTGCTGCTCACGTCCCGCGTGGGCGAAGTCGTGCTGGATCCGTTTTGCGGGAGCGGCACGACACTCCAAGCGGCCAAGAACCTCAGCCGGCGCGCGATCGGGATTGAAATAGACGAACGCTATTGTGAGATCGCTGCCCGGCGGCTGGCGCAGGAAGTGCTACCCCTTGAGGTGGTCGGATGAAAGAAAACTGGCAAGGGCGTCCGGGCCGGCCGGTGCTGCATCCGGGCGATCCCTCGGTGCGGCTAACCCTGACCTTACGCGCGTCGAGTTATGCGGCCGTGGCGAAGCGGGCAGCCGATGCCAGGATGACCGTGCCGGAGTTTCTCCGGCGGACGATCGACCGCACCTATTTGCACAACCTTAAATCAGAGAAATAGGGCGCCCGCCCCCACACTAGGGCGCCGATGGATCGCGCCTATTCGCTGCTCGAGATCAAATCTGTCGCGGCACCGCAGCGCACCTTTAGCGGGATCGCCTCGACGCCCGAACTCGACCGCCAGGGCGACAGCTTCGATCCCGCCGGCGCCACGTTCCGCGACTCGCTGCCGCTGCTGTTCCATCACGATCCCAAGCAACCGATCGGGCGCGTCACGCTCACCCGCACGCCCGCCGGCATCGTCTTCGACGCCACGATCCCCGAAGTCGACGAGCCCGGGCCGTTGAAGACGCGTGTGGATGAAGCCTGGCAGAGCATTAAAGCCGGGGTGATCACGGGCGTGTCGATTGGACACCGCGTGCTGGAAGGCGGCCTCGAGCGGCTGAAGAACGGCACGCGACGGATCACGAAAAGCGAAATCTGCGAACTGAGCCTCGTCACGATTCCGGCCAATGCGTCGGCCTCCATCCTGACCGTCAAATCACTCTCGAAAGGATCGATCATGACTATCGCCGAACGCATTCAGGGCCTCACGCAGACACGGGCCGACCTCGGCCTCCAAATGAAGAATCTCATGGAAAGTGCGCCCGCCGGCGGCACCCTCGATGAGACGACCGCCGCGACCGTCGACGGCCTCAAGCTCCAAATCAAGAACTGCGAGGCCGATGAGACGCGCTGGCGCGACATGGAAGCCGTGCAGATGACGAGAGCGACCGCCGTAAGCTCGCCGTATGCCCACGTGTCCGTGACCGAGAACGTCGAGCCGGGGATCAAGCTCGCGCGGTATGTGCTCGCCAACATCGGCTGTAAATACATGAACACCGACGCGGTGACCTATGCGCAGAACCGTTGGGGCAACTCGACGCCTGAGGTGACGCTGGCGTTAAAGGCGGCGGTCGCGGCGGGCACGACGACCGATGCGACCTGGGCGAAGCCGCTCGTGAATCCGTCGATCACCGCCGACTTCCTGCCGTTGCTGCGCGCGGCCACGATCATCGGGAAGATTGGCGGGCTGCGCAAAGTGCCGTTCAACGTGAACGTGCCCGCGCAAACGGCCGGCGGCGTGGTCGCGTGGGTGGGGGAACTGAAGCCGAAACCCGTCACCGCGATGGCGTTCGCGATGGAGAATTTGCCGTTCAACAAAGTGGCGGCGATCGTGGTGCTGAGTCAGGAACTCGTGCGGTTCTCGAATCCCTCGGCCGAGGCGGTCGTCCGCGATTCCCTGGTGAAAGACATCGCGGCGTATCTCGACGCGCAGTTCATCAATCCGGCCGTCGCGGCGGTCGCGGGCGTCAATCCCGCGTCGATCACGAACGGCGCGCCCACGGCGGCGGCCACGACGAATCCACTGGCGGATATTCTCGGGCTGATCAATCACTTCGCGACGAACAACATCCCGGTCGATGGGCTGACGTTCATCCTGTCGCCGTCGAACGCCCTCGCGCTGTCGTTCCGCACAAACCTCGACGGCTCGCCAGAGTTTCCCGGTATTGGGATCAATGGCGGCACCTACAAGGGGCTGCAGTTCATCACCTCGAACACGGTGACCACGAACGTGATCGCGCTGCAGCCGCAATACATCATGATGGCCGATGACGGCGGCGTGACGATCGACGCCTCAACGGAAGCCTCGTTGCAGATGGATTCGGCGCCGACATCTCCTATCGTCGACACGACGGTGCTGGTGTCGATGTTCCAAATGAACGCGGTCGCATTGCGCGCGGAGCGGTATATCACCTGGAAGCGCATCGGCACGAACTCGGTGAAATATCTGACCGCGACGGCGTGGCCCTCGCCAACGGGCGCCATGAGCGATCCGCTGACCGCGAACGGTAAAGCGAAGCGCGGCGAGTAGCCCGTGGGCGTCCTCACGACGGTGCGATCACGACTGGCGTCCATGTTGACGCTCGTGGGCGGCGGGAGTGGATCGTGGTATCCCGTGGTGCGCGAGCCCTACACGGGCGCGTGGCAGCATAACGATCCGCTCACGACCGAATCCGCGCTGGGCAATCCCAGCGTGTTCGGCGCCGTCTCGCGCATCAGTCAGGACATTAGCAAGATCGCGCCGCCGCTCCTGCTCGAACGCGATCGGAATGGCTTCTGGTCCGAGACGAGCAATCCCGCGTATAGCCCCGTGCTGCGCCGGCCGAACCACTACCAGACGGCGCAGCAATTTATTGAACAGTGGGTGCTCGACAAACTGCTCTGGGGGAATGCCTACCTCCTGAAGCATCGCGACGAGCGCGGCGTGGTGAACGAGCTCCATCGGCTCGACCCCGGGCGCGTGAAGGTGCTGACGGCGCCCGATGGCTCGGTCTATTACGAGCTCCAGAGCAACGAGCTCGCGGGCATGCCGGAGCAGACGCAGCCGCTCGTCATTCCGGCGCGCGAGCTGATTCATGATCGCTGGAACTGTCTCTATCACCCGCTGTGCGGGATCTCCCCGCTGACGGCGATCACGGGTGCGATCGCGCAAGCGAAGGCGATCTCGGATAACAGCACGACATTCTTCGCGAAGGGCGCGCGGCCCTCGGGCGTGTTGATTGCGCCGACGAAACTTGACCCGCTCTCGGCCGCCCGCCTCAAGACGGACGCGGCGAACTTCAAGAGCGGCGAGATCCTGATCGCCGAACTCGGAATGAAATACGAATCCGTGTCGACCTCGGCGGTCGATGCGCAAGTGATCGAACAACTCGGCTGGACGGAAGAGAAGATTTGCGAAGTGCTTGGGATGCCGATCAGCATCCTGAACAGCAGCAAGCAGCCGCCCTACGCGAACGCCGAAGCCTCGCAGCTCCAATACAAATCGCAGTGTCTCGAGCCACATCTTGTGTCCATCGCGACGTGTCTCGGCGAAGGGCTGGATCTCCCGTCGTATCTGACGCTGGAGTTCGATGACACGTTGCTGATCTGGATGGACACGCAGAGTCGCGTGCTCGCCGCGCAAGCCGCGACGAGTGCGGGCGTGCTGTCACCGAACGAGGCGCGATCCGAATGGTTCGGCCTCGGCCCCGTGCCCGGCGGCGAGACGCCCTACCGGCAGCAGCAGGACTGGCCGTTGTCGACGTTGGCGAAGCGGGAACCGCCAACCGTGCCGGCCGCACCGCCCCCGCAGAACGAGCCCGTTGACGACGAGGTGCCCGCGTGACGCTCGAATTCTCGCGCGTGACGCTGCCGGCGCTCTGGACGGTCGATCAGGCGAAGGTGCATCTCCGGATCACCGGCACCGCGCACGACGCGGACATCACGCAGAAGCTCGCGACAGCGCAGGAGGCGATCCTCGGGTATCTCGCGGTGGCCGCCGATCCCACATGGACCGCCGCGACGGCGCCCGCGGCTGTCACGCATGCGATCCACATGCTGACCGCCTACTTGTATGAGGACCGGGGCGACGGATCGCAGCCCGACGTGTGGCCGAAAATTTACGCGCTGCTGGCGGCCTATCGCGATCCGACGGTGGCCTGATGGCGCGCGGCGACTGGCGGCACGTCGTGACGGTGCAAAACCCGGGGCCGGCGGGCACGTGGATCGATCTGGACCCGGCGACGTGGTGCGTGAGCCTGTCGCAACAGACCGGCGACGACATCGGCGTGTTTATCGAACCCGTGGCGGGCACGCCGATCAGTTCCGCCTCATATCTCGTGCGCGGTGATTTTCATCCGGGCATCACGACGAAAACCCGGATGATCTTCGGGAGTCAAACGTTCGCGATCACCAGTGTCGAGGATGTCGAGATGCGGGGTATTGAGCTGGCCTGCCGCGCCGTGCCGCTGGTGATGTAATGCCAGCCACGTTGACGATCCAAGGCATCGCCGAATTGAAAGACGCGCTCGGCAGGTTGCCGGCGGAACTCAAGGGCCAGGCGACGGGGATCGTGGTTGAGGCGGCGTATGGCGCGCAAGCCGAGATCGTGGCCGCGTATCCGAAGGGGCCAACGGGCAAGCTGAAGAAGGGCGTCAAGGTGAAGGTGCAGGAGATCGGGCCGTATAGCGTGGCGGCGCAAGTGCGCAGTAGTGCCCCGCACGGCTGGCTCTATGAACACGGCACGCAACCGCGAAAGACGAAACGGGGCTGGAACCGCGGCACGATGCCGGCCCCGGAGGCGGTGTTCATTCCCGCGATGATCCGCTATCGCCGCGCGATGTATCTGAAGCTGGCCGAACTGATTCGAGCGACGGGGCTCATCGTCACGCTGGATGCCTGAGCGATGACCCGCAACATCACAACGAAAGGGCGTGCAGGATGGCAATCTTAACGGGGCGCTATGGGCAGGTGAAGTGGGATCAGGCGGGCGTGACGGCCGTGCCGATCATCTCGTTGAATGCGTGGCAGGGCGATTTCAGTACCGAGTACGAGGACGTGACCTGCTTCCAAGACACCAACCGGGTGTACGTGCCGGGCCTCCGCAATTCGGAGGGTTCGCTTTCCGGCTTCTGGAATTCTCAAGAACTCGCGCTGTTCAAGGCGGCCGAAGCCACGACCCCGGGCCTGCTGGAGCTTGTGCCGAACAGCACGGAGCCGACCTACGCCTGGTCGGGCCTCGCCTACATGGACGCCAGCATTGACGCCAGCTTACAAGCGCCGAAAGTCTCGGGCTCGTGGAAAGCGGCCGGCGCCTTCGCGATGAAGCCGGTCGTCGCCGCAACAGGCGCAACGGCGGGCACGCCCGGGACGTTCACACCAGCCGGTGCGGCCGCCCCCGCGAATCTCGCCGCGATGACGGGGAAGACGGCGAACCCCGCGACGAACTGGGTGACGGGCCAATACATGCGGCTCGGCGATGCGAGCACCTGCAACTGGAACGGCACCGCCTGGGTGGCCGGCATCCACGCGTAGGCGCGCGTGTTCGATTCGCTCACAGTGCACGGCACCGCGGGGGCGATCCTGTGGGGGTATGGGGTCGCCGTCGACTTGCGATCGTGGCGCGTCGCCCGATCGCAAGCGGATCCCGTCTGGACGCTGACCGCGACGATCGCCCGCGTCGATAAGTTCCAAGCGCGGCAGCGCCCGCTGCTGTTCACGGCGCCCCGCGCGGGCGGCTTCTGGGCGTGGCCGGTGCACGAGATTTCGATCGGCGAGACGAACGTGTGGGCGCGGCTGGGATCCCCGGAACAATAGGAGGCGAGTCATGGGCCGCTGTCGGATGGTGACGCCCGAGTCGGTGCGGCTACCGCTCTCGGAGGGCGATTTCATCACGGTGAAAAAAGAACTCAACGCGGGCGAAGGGCTCGACCTCGAAGCCGAACCGCCCCCGCGCACGCTGCCGGTGATCCTCGCGTATCTCGTCGGCTGGTCGTTCGTCGGCGCCGACAACACGCCGATCCCGTATAGCCCGATGCAATCCGTCGACGAACGGCGCGCGACGTTGCGGAACCTCGACACGGCGACGATGGACGAGATCGTCGAAGCGCTCGCGCCGCACCTCCGCGCGAATCGGCGCGTGGTGGAGGAAAAAAAAACGACCCCAGCACCCGTGCTCGCATGAGAACGACGCTCGCACTGTGCAAGATCATGGGCATGAGTTACGACGACGTGCGCGCGTTGCCGCGCGAAGTGTATGAGGTGCTGATCGAGGACCTGCACGCCGAGAGGGCGGAGGCGTAATGGCGCAACTCTCTGGCGTGATGACGGCGGACTTTTCGGACTTCCACTTCGAGATCGATAAGTCGGTCGTGAAGCTGAAGGATCTCGAAGGCGCCTCGGGGCATGCCGACAACGCACTGGGCGAATTCAGCGAAGGGCTGGGCGTCGTCGACAAAACGCTGAACGCGCTCGGGGTGCACATCGGCCCGCAGATTCGGGCGATTCAGGAATTGGGGAACGTGTCGGGCGTCACGTTCGAGAAGCTGGGCCTCTGGGGGTCGCTCGGGTTGGCGGCGAGTGTCGGCACGGCCACATATGCCATTACGACGATGGCCCTCGAATTTACGGGCCTCGATAAAGCGATCACGGGGGCCGTGGATTCGTGGGCGGGGTTTGATGCGCAGCGCGCGGGCGCGGCGATGGATGTGCTGGCCCGCGCGACGCAGATCGCCGGCCGGGAGATCAAAGACTTCGACACGGCGATGCAGATTATCAAGCGGCATAACGCCGAACTGAACGAGAGTTTCAACACCGGCGCGCAGCGTGTCGCGGACTGGAACCGCGAGATCACGGCGCACAAAGCCGACATGCCGCAGATCGCGGCGGAACTCCAAAACCATAGTTCGACGGTCAAACAACTCGCGCAACACTACGGCATCAGCGCGGAGGCGATCGAGTATTACACCCGGCGCGCCACCGAGAACGCGAAGATCCTCAAAGGTTGGCATGAAGCGGAAGAGGCGCACATCAAGAAAGTGAAAGCCGCACAAGAGGAATTGAACCAAGCGGGCGGCGGCTGGCGCGACACGCTCAAAACCATCACGCCGGCCGTGGCCGCCGCCGCGACGGAATACATCGCGATGGGCCAATCCCTCACGACGATCGCGACGGCGAGTAACCTCTCCACGATCCAAGTCAATGCGCTCGACAAGGCTTACAAAGAACAGATCGCGACGCTCGCCGCCCTCGAACCGAAGACACAATCCCTCGATACGTGGATGCGCACGGTCGGCACCCAGTTTCAGGTGGCGGCGGAATCCGGCGATCAATTCAAAACCATGCTGGAGCTGACGGGCGGGACGGTCGACGCGATTGTGCCGAAGATCGAAAAGCTCGACACCGTGTTTCGGAGCGTGACGACGGCGGCGGCGGCGGCCGGGGTCACGCCGGGCATGGATCAAAAGTCGCCGGGGAATGCGCCCGTGGGGATCAACACGGGGAATGTCACGTATCAGGGCGGCTTCGAGGCCGTCTTCGCGGAGTTTATGCGCAAGAATCCCAGCGGCGGGGCGCTCGGCGGTGCGTTCACCATGACCCCGCCGAAAGACTTCCTCACCTGGGCGCTCTCGATGGGCCTCGCGCAACGCGGGCCGACCGTGACGAACACGTTCAACATCGTCGATACCGAATCCGGCATCGCGCGGCGCGTCGGGGACACGATCACGAGTCAGATTCAGCAGGGCTCGCTGGTGAACTGATGCCGTATCAGCCCGCCGTCCTCGGCACCGCCCGGCTGAATAACTTTCGGCTGAACTATTTATCGCCCGCGCTCGCGCATGACCGCCTGACGCACATTCGGGTCATCATCGGCGGGATCGATGTGACCAGACCGGACAGTCCGATGCGCGTGATCTACAAGTCGATGACGATTCAGGATGTCGTGTTCGACGTGCCGAACACGTGCCGATTGACGCTGTATGGGCCGGCCGTGCCGAACGTCGGGCAACCGATCGAAGTCTGGGTGAACAGCAACGATCCCGTGCTGCTCTTCGGTGGCGAGCTGCAGACCGTCGACAAGACCTACAAGGGGCGGCCGACGACGGTGCTGCATCCGGTCACGGCGATCGACGATACGGCCCGGGCGAATCGGCTGCGCCCCTTGCGGCCGTATGTGAACGTGTCGGCGTCGACGATTGCGCAGGACTTGATCACGACCTATGCGCCTGGCTTCTCCAGTGCCGGCGTCGAGGCGGGCTTGCCGGTCGTCACGATCAACTTCGACGGCTCGGAAGGCGGCATGAAAGGCTGCCTGACGGCGCTCGCGAAGCTGATCGGCGGCTACTGGTATTTCGAAGCGAAGACGCTCTACTTCTTCGTGACGCCCCCGGGGCCGTCTCCCGATCCGATCGACGATACGCCCGGCCGCTTCCTGCACGATCCCGCGATTACGTGGAGTGTCGACAAGTCGCAGGTGCGCACGCGCGTTTATGGGAAGGGCGCGAGCACGCGGATCACCACGTCGATCGCGGCGGCGACGGATCGCGTGCCGATCGAGAACGCGGAGATGTTCAACCCGGCCGGCGGGCAGGCGATTGCGGGCCAGTCGCCCGACGGGGCAGCCTCGCGCGTGCTGACCTATACGGGCGTGCAGCTCGGCGGCGGGGGTGGCCTCGTGGGGCCGGGCGCGGCGCCCTCGGCCGTGCCGGGGCTCGCGCCGCTTGACGGGGCGGGGATTGAATCGGGGCTGCACTATTACGCCTACACGTTCTATACGGCGGCGGGTGAGTCGCTGCCGGGGCCGGCCGCGGCGATTGCGGTTGGCCTGACGGCGCCGCCGACCGCCGCGCCCGTGCCGAGCTTGCCCACGGGCGGCGGATCGATCTCGGATGGGACACACTATTACGCGGTGACGTTCGTCACGGCCGCGGGCGAGACGCCGTCGTCGCCCGGCTCGCCCCCCGTGGTCATTCCAGGCGCGGGCGGGGTGATGGCGCCCCCGTCGACGGCGCCCAGCGTGGCCGCCAGTCCGAACACCGTTCACTTTGCGACGCAGTGGGCGATCGGCGATACGGTGCGAGTAGCGATCGCCTATGTGAACGCGAGCGGCGTCACCACCATCGGCCCGCTCTCGAACAGCGCGACGATTGTCGCCGCCGATCCCGTCCTGTTCCCGACCTATGCTTGCGTCATCGATGTCACCGGGATCCCCGTCTCGGCCGATCCGTCAGTGACGGGGAAGCGGATCTATACGCAAGTGAACGGCGTGTGGATTGGCTATCGCGCGGTCGCGAATAGCCTGACGGTGGATGACGATTTCGCGGATGCGGCCTCCCCCGGGGCGCCGCCGGCCACGAATACCGCCGCGGTCAGCAACGCGCGAACGGTGGCGCTGACCGGGATCGCGAGTGGCCCCGCGAATGTCACGGCCAGGCGGATTTATCGGCACTCGGCCGGCGGCCCCTACAAGCTCGTCACCACGCTCGCGAACAACACGCAAACCACCTACACCGACACGGCCGCGAATGCGAGCCTCGGCGCGGTGATGCCGGAGACGAACACCGCGACGGCGAATCAAGTGCAGGTTACCGTGGCGATCGGCGGGGCGGCCGTTATCGGCCGGAACATCTATCGCTCGAGGGCGAACCTGACCGCGTTGCAGCTCGTCCGATCGATCGGCAATAACACGACGACGACGGTCACCGATAACGCCGCCGATGCCACGCTCGCGGGGGCACCGCCGGCGAGTGATACCTCCGGCCTCGTGCAGCCGGCCGGGCAGGTGCCCGCCGGGGCCACGTCGATCATTGTCGCGAACACGGGCGCCTTCGCCGCGGGCGGCGGCTGGGCGGTGATCGGGAACGGGGATCAAGTGATTCGCTACACCGCGAAGACGGATACCGCGCTGACGGGGATTCCCGCCAGCGGCCCGGGCGCGATCGTCGCGAGCATCAGCTACAACAGCACGATCACCGCGGCGCCCGCGCTCGTCGGCGTGACGGGGATCCTCGAAGCGATTATCCGGAACAGTCCGATTCATGTGTGGGTGCAACGCGACGATCTCGCCGCGCAAGCCTATATGGCCGCGCTCGATGGCAGCGGGGATGGCGTCTACGAACACATCTGGTCGGATGAGCGGCGCGCGGAAACGTCCTTGCGGCAAGTGTGCGATGCGCAGCTCGAACTCTACAGCCGGCCGATCGTCACGGTCGTCTATGCGTCGCGCGATCTCAAAACGAAAAGCGGCAAGACCGTGGCGATCGCGGTGACGACGCCGGCCATCAATGAATCGCTGACGATTCAGGATGTCGCGATCTCGGAACTCGGGATCAAAGGGCTAAAGCCGAAGTTCACCGTGACGGCGAGCAACGTCCGCCAGTCGTTCGAGGCGGTCTTACAGATGTTGATTCGAAAGGCGGACGCCTGATGGCGATTGATCGCGGCCCGTGGACGGCGCTGGTCGATGACGACGGCTCGAACCTCGTCGGCACCGTCTGGAACAAAGACAAAATTAAAACGGTCATCCTCGATCCCGTCGACGCGGCGATCGTGGCGCCGGCGTGGCAGACGGTGGCGTTCAACGTGGCGAACTTCTGGACGGGCGTGACGGGCGCCCACGTCCTCGTCAATCGCTATCTCCTGATCGCGCCGAAGGCGATGATCTGGATGATGCAAATATCGAACGCGCCGATTCCCTCACCGGCCACGAGTTACATTCCGCTGAAAATCCCGGGCGGCGGCACGATGCCGGCGCAGGGGATCATGATGCCGATGGCGCAAGCCTACGAGGGCGCGGGCTTCGTGCCCGCCTATATCCTGATGCAGGACTCGACGACGGCGGCGATTGCGCGCAATGCGGGCGGGAACTGGACCTCGACGCCCTTGACGTTGATGTTCACGGCGATCGTCGCGCTGAACTAACGGGGGGCCGATGCCGAAAACCAACTACACGCAGCATCCTTACAAGGTCACGGCCGAACAATACGCGGCGGCGAATCCGGTGCCGCCCGAGATGTGCACCTGCACGGTGACACCGCCCTTCCCGACCGGGCAGCCGCATGTGCATACGCCGGAGGGCGTGTTCGCGCCCGCCGAGGGGGACTGGATCGTCGTCGATGTGTGGACGCCGCACACCGTGCGGGTGCTGACCAATGCGGAATTCTCCGATCGCTTCGGCGGGGCGATCGAATAGGGGGGCGACATGATCTCGATTCTGTTCGCCGTCGTGATCGTCGGCGTGATCATCTATCTGGTCGAGAGCATGATCCCGATGCCGGCGCCGATCAAGGTCGTCGTGCGCGTCGTCGGCGTGATCGTGATCGTGATCCTGCTGTTGCGGCTGATCGGCGTGACGTTGCCGTGACTACTTCACCGGTCTGGGGTGCCACGCTTCGACGCGATAGGTGATGCCCGATTGGTCGTAGTCGGGCCGCTCCCGGGCGCACTGTTCGGCGCCGTCTGCGGTTGACCAATCCGCCATCACGCGCTCGCTATATTTCCCCGGGCGGACCTCTTCACGACGAATCACGAGATAGCGAGTAGGGCGCACGGGTCGATTGTCGCCGACGCGCGGGCCGCTGTCGTTGCGTTGAAGCAACCAGCCAGGTGTAGAGGCGCACGAGATCGGCCTCGCACGAGATCACACCCTCGTCGATCGCGGCAAGCACAAGCTCTAGTAATAGAGCTTCGCGCATACCACAAGATAACACCATCAGCTTGACAAGGACTGGTCGAACCGGATAAGGTTCGGCCACATGAAGACAGACCGCAACCGCTACAACATCGAAGTCACAGAGAAGGACATCGCGAAAGCGAAGCGTAATGACTCTTACGTGTGTGTCGTCTCACAGGCGATCGCGCGGGCGATTCCGGGGGCCACGCGGATTGAAACCGATAATCAGACGATTCGCTTTACCGAAGGCGACGAGCGGAAGGTGTTCTTAACGCCCTACGCGGTGCAAGGCTATGTGATTGGCTTTGATGCGGGGGATGTCATCCAGCCGTTTTCCTTTCAATTGCGAAACCCCATCAAGACACGGCGGAGGAAAGCGACGATGAAGGGATTGGCCGCAGCTCGGGATGCTCGAAGCGCCCGGATGCGGGTGCGAACAAAAGCCGCCGCGATGGGGGTGCCGCTCGATACTCCAACCGTGAAGGCGAAGGAACGGGCGGCGGCGAAAGCGGCCTATGCGGAGGCCGTCGCGGCACATCCGGGGCCAAGCGTTACCCGAGAAGGCGGACCAGAGCATCGCCGTGTGCCGCCCCGCGTGTTCAAAAAGAAAATGCGGACATACGGACATCGGATGCTGCGGATCAACCAAGAACACGCAGCCGAGTAAAGAACACTGCCGGTAGGGGCTGTGTCACGGCACGCGGCTACCGGTGGTGAGTCGTATAATGGATGAGGTGTAAACCTCGCCACATCAACAAGATAGGGATGAAAGAGCTATGCGCAAGGATACCAAAAAACTCCTCGTGTTGTGGACGCGGATCAACGGCGTGATGACGATTGTGCGCGGCTAGATGGGCCGGCGCTTCGTCGATATGCGCGTGATTCAGCAGCGCATGCGCCGGACGGATGAACGCTTCAATCGGGATCTCAAACGTCGGCGAGAGGAGGCAGCGATGGCAGACAGCGCATTGACCACACCGGCCAAAGAACTGCCCTCGCCTGACGTGATCGCGAAAGTCCTGCTCGGCGGTGACCTGGCGCAACTCACCAGCCAGCAGAAGATCAGCTACTACCGGAGCGTGTGCGACTCGCTCGGGCTCAATCCGCTGACGCAGCCCTTCGAGTATCTGCGGCTGTCGGGCCGGGAAGTGCTCTACGCGAAACGGAATTGCACGGATCAGCTGCGGCATGCGCATCACATCAGCGTCACGATCACGGCCCGCGACGTGGTTGAGGACTGCTACGTGGTGACGGCGCGCGCGGCCTTCCCGGATGGGCGGCACGACGAGTCGATCGGGGCCGTGCCGATCGCCGGCCTCAAGGGCGAGTCGCGATCGAACGCGATGATGAAAGCCGAGACGAAGGCGAAGCGGCGCGTGACGCTCTCCCTGGTCGGCCTGTCGACACTCGACGAATCTGAAGTGGACAGCATCCCGGGCGCCCAGGTCGTGACCAGTCCTGACAGACCCTTTCCGAAAAGTTTGACGCCTTCGCCGGGGCCGGTCGTCGCGGGGACTGCCGCGCCGGTGTCGCATCCTGCGCCCGCTGTGGGAGCGGCGGCGGTTCCGGCGGATCTCAACGCCCCGATTCCCGACGCCTGGCAGCCGTTCGTGCAGAAGACGGCGGTCACCGGGACGATCACCGCCGGCACGCGCTCGAAGACGACGGGGAAAACCACGCTCACGCTGACGACCGACCACGGCGGCCTGGTGCAGTGCTACACCAGCGATCACGACGTGGCGCGGGCGGTCACCCGTTACAAGGAAGTCAAGACGCCCGTGACCGTCACGCTGCTCGACAGCGGGGAGATCGTCACGCTCAGAGAGGCGGTCGATGCGGCGTTTTGAGGCCGAAGAGCGCGCGCCCGTGCCGAGTGATTTTCTGGCATGGGTTGAGGAACTGGGGCTCTTCGCTGATCTCAATGGCGAGTCGGGATTGCTCGGGGTCGTGATGATCTATGCGCCACTGGAATGTGTGTGCGCGCTCGCGGCGAATCAACCGCTGTGGGCAGAACTGATCGCGCGTGGGCGGTATGCAGATCAGCAACGGTATTTCGCTGGAATTACGGCCGGGTTGGGTGGGGCAAGCTGAGGCATGGTGTGGCACGGCTTCTCAACACAAATGGTTCCCGCTTCCTGCCGAAAAGCGGCATGTAGTAGCCCGTAATCGGGAGTGACGTAAACGCACCAGGAAGGGCTGCGACCCGGACATCTTCCCCCTGGTCCTCTGATCGTTGTGGAGATCAGGGTCATGTGTTTTCTCTTCGTCACCCTAAAAAAAAAGGGCTGATCAGAGAAAAAGATGTCCGGGTGTCTTCGTTGGTGAATGTTCTATGCAAAGGGATCAGCAATTCGCGCAGTTTCTTGGGAGTTATCCGGCGAGTCGCCGGCAACGCGGCTATATGGTGGAGACGTTGTTTCTGCATGCGGTGGCCGCCGTGTCGTTCGAGGCCCTCATGCTGGCACTCGACCAACACAAGCGATCCGACCAATGGCAGACCGAACGCCTGATCCCGAATATGCGCACCTGGTTGGAAGAAGAACGCTACTACCAGGTGCTCCCGGCGCCGGCGCGGGGCTTATCCGTGGCCGACGAGGCGCAACGGTGGCGCAGTCTCTCGCCGCAGGAACAACTCCGGCGCCTCGGGCTGAAGCGATGAACAAGCCAGAACCGCCCCGTTGCCCGCGGTGCGGCTGTTATCAGTTCGTCTACAAGGGCGACAGACAGGTGTGTGCCGATTGCGGGCGATGACGGCACCATTGGCGATCGATCTGTTCTGCGGGCTCGGCGGTTGGACGGAGGGGTTGCTCGCGGAGGGGTACCGCGTCGTCGGGTTCGATATTGAGCGGCATGTGTACGGGGACGCGCGGTATCCGGCTGATTTGGTGCTCCAAGACGTGACGACGATCGACGGCGCCCAATTCAAAGGCGCGACGCTCATTGTCGCGAGCCCGCCGTGTCAGGCGTATTCGTATCGGGCGATGCCCTGGACGCGGGCGAAAGCGCTCGGGGCGCCGGACAATACGTTATTTGAGGCGTGTTTTCGGATTCAGCGGGAGGCGAGCGCCGCGGCGGGCCGGCATGTGCCGATGGTGGTTGAGAATGTCCGCGGCGCGCAAAAGTGGGTGGGCCGGGCGCGTTGGCATCATGGGAGTTTTTATCTATGGGGCGATGTGCCGGCGCTGATGCCGACGGGGCCGGCATATAAGCAGCCGGGGATTAGTGGCGTCCGGCGCAATGGCAAGGGCGATCGCTGGTTTCAGGATGGGGCGGCGCGCGCCGGCAGTCAGAGCACGGCGCGGAAAGCGGCGGCCGCGTCGATCGCGAAGATCCCGCTCCCGCTCGCGCGGCATATTGCGGCGGCGTGGCGGTGATTAAAGTGTGGAATATTTCAGCATGCGCAGTCTGATCCTTCTCGCGGCGTGTCTCGTGGCGGGGTGCGATATTCAGCTGACGATGCCGACGCCCGTGGTCACGGCGCCCACGGCCCCGGGCAACGTCACCGTCACGAATACGACGACCGTCACGGTCGATCGCAGCGACACGGGCTCGGCGCCTGCTCCGTCGGGCTCGTCGGGTGACGGCGGCACGACGGCTGGCGTGCTGCCGTTGCCCGCCTACGGCGAAGGCGTGGCTCGGGACTATGCCGCGGCGCATCAGGCCCAGATCGCCACGTCCTGCCAGCTGACGCACGGCGAGGCGGCCTGGGCCTTCCTCGATGGCTTGATTGGCGTCCTACAGGCGCGTGACGCCCGCTGGGGGTATCTCTGTAAAGACGCGAACTGTCTGACGCAAGCGCGGGATGTCGTCGCCTATCGGGCCAGCAGTGGCGACACCGGCATCTGGATCGTGGATGTGCTCGGGAACCACTGTCCCGCACCCGGTGACAGTCCCACACAGGTGCGCTGGGGCGTGTTGCCATTCGAGACACTCCGCCGCTGGAGTGGCACGCGGTGATCGTGCTGGTGAGTGGCGCGACGCGCTTTCCACGCTCTGAGACGGTCGGGCATTTGATCGTGCCGAAGGCGTGGGCGTTGCCCACGTCGCTCCATTTGCACCCTGGACAGTGGGCGATGGACAACGGGGCGTTTCAGGGATTCGATGAAGGGGCGTTTATCCGGATGCTGGAACGCTTCGCGGGGATCCCCGGGTGTTTGTTTGTCACGGCGCCCGATGTCGTGGGGGATGCGGCGGCCACGCTCGCGCGATGGCCGTTCTGGCAGACGTTACTGCATGGGGTCGGGTTCCCCGTAGCGTTCGTGGCCCAAGATGGCCTGATCCCAGAGACAACCCCGTGGCGCAGCATGGAAGCCCTGTTTATTGGCGGGACCACAGGGTTTAAGGAAGGGCCGATCGCGCGCTCGTTGTGTGCGATGGCGAAGGCGCGCGGGATCTGGGTGCATTGGGGTCGCGTGAACGGGAAACGCCGGTATGAATTGGCGATGAAGGCCGGATGTGATTCGATCGACGGTTCAGGCTTCTCGATGTTCCCTGACACGAACATTCCCCTTGCGGCGCAATGGGAAGATCAGATCACGGCACAACCGGAACTCAGGTTCTAATGCCGTATACCGACAAGGTGCGCGAACGGGCCTGGGCACGCCAGTATCAGGCGCGCCGCTGGCAGCGCTATCGTTCCGTCGGTGCCTGTGGGGTCTGTGGGTTGCCGTGTGATCAGTATGCCTATTGTAATAAACACCGGGCCTTGCGCGCGGCCGCGAATCGGCGTGCACGGGAACGTGCGGTATGAGCGATCGCGAGATGTGGGCGCACTGGATTAAAACCCGTGGCCCCGAGGGCGTGCAGGTGCACACCCGCCCGAGCACAAACAAGTATCAGGCGCATGCCGTGCGCGTCGATGGGATCCTCTTCGACAGCCAGCGGGAAGCCGCCCGGTATCAGGAACTCAAGCTGCGGCAGCTGGCCGGCGAAATCTCGCACCTGGAGATTCATCCGGGCTTCGCGCTCATCGTGCCCCAACTGTCGGGCGATGAGCTGCCCGTGGCCGTCTTCCACACCGTGGGCATGTTCCATGCGGACTTCAAGTATCGCGATCACCGCCTCGGCACGTGGGTGATCGAAGACGTGAAGTCCACGCCCACGAAGACGGAAGCCTACAAACTGCGCAAGAAGATCGTCGAAGCCGTCCACGGCATAACCATTACGGAGATCGCATAGGTATGCCGGCTGAACGACGGTGGGTGGGGCATCGATGAGTGATCCCAAATTTGACGAAGAGCCGGACGACTATTATCCGGACGACGACGAGGGCTACTGCGAGGAATGCGGCGGCGAGGGTTGGATTTTAACGTGCTGTGATGACATCTGCCACGGTCTCGGTTATTGCATGCACGGGGACGGGATGGATATGTGCTCGTGTAACACGTCGTGCGAACCACCAGCCGGCCCGGACGACTAATGCAATTCTGTGCGGCCCCCGGCTGTAGCGTGCTGGTCCCGAAGGGGCGCTGCCCTGCCCATGCACGGGTCAAGGAACAGCAGCGCCCGAACCGTGTGATACGGCGCCTGTATTATCGCGAGCGGTGGAAGCGTGAACGTGAGCGCGTCCTCGTGGAAGCGGGATATACCTGCGCCCAGTGTGGGGTGATTCATCACCAACTCGAGGTCGACCACATTGTGAAGCATGAAGGTGATCCCGAATTGTTCTGGAATCCGAATAACCTCCAGGCGCTCTGCAGCGACTGTCATCATCGCAAGACCGGATTGGGTTTGTGATCAACATGGGGGGGCGGTCGAAATGTCTGTAAGTGTAGGCGCCCCAAACA